AAACTGTGCCAGTTATATTAGTTGATGATGATTTCAAAAGCAAACCTGTATAAGTTCTTGAAGCAGTTTGCGCTCCAAGCACTATAAAACGTTCATTAGAAGCCGTATTGACAAACATTCCCGTAACTGTGGGTTTTTCACTAGCATTTCCTACTCCGTCTATATCAAATGTTCCCGCACAAGGAAAATCTGTTGATCCTAATTGAGTGGATAATATCATTTCAGTTGTGTTAGCAGCATTATTGTTTGTTATTGTTGTGCTGCTAGTTATTACCATTAAAGTATTGGTATAATAATCTACTGTTTGTGTGGTTGGCCCTGCATATCTAAATTGCAAATGCAAGTCGTCCGTTTGTGTTACGGCAGATATTTGTTCTATAACCATTACATAAGATTTATATGAAGAAGTAAATACACCATCAAAAGTTGTGCCAGTATTTGCAACGTTTGAAAATGATGCTCGTTTAACTAAAGCCATCGCACCGCTTGAAGGTGCCTGCCATTTAAGACCTGTTGTTTCCGCACTATCCGCTACTATCCTTCAAGAACAATCTCAGAGGATTGTGCTTTCAACCCAACTTAGACTAGATTCATCCCAATCCCAATTACCCTCAGTAGGAAATGGTGTTGGCGGATTCCAAAAAGATCCTGTTCTAGTCCAAGATGGATAAGGTTGTGGAGTTACAAATATATCCTCATCAGGATTATAGGTATATCCAATGCCAGCGTATGTGCCTCTGATATTAGAGTTGTAAGATGTTCGTTTGCAAGTTTGTCCTCGCACTTTGGAATAGGCTTGTTCCCAGTCAGTAATTCCATCAACAATTTCCCATTCATCACGCCCAGGGATAACCTCAGTAACTATATTATTTTCATCTAAAAATGCGTAATGTGCCATCAGACTGTCACCGTTCCTGTTCCTGCTGTAAATTGATAAATTTTGTAACCACCAGAAGTAGTTTTTGTATAAACCAAAGTGCCACCAATAGTTGTTAAATCTAACTGAGTGTCTGGATATCTCAAAATTACAATTCCTGAACCGCCATTACCACCTGCTTTTGCAGTGCTGACAAACGCTCCTGCTCCACCACCACCACCGCCTCTATTTGTTGTGCCATTACTTCCAGCATTATCTTTTGCCCCACCAGCACCACCAACACTTGAACCACCAGCACCACCTGGTGTTCCGCCTGGTTCGCTACCACCACCGCCACCGCCAGAATAAAATAATGATGAACCAGAATAACTATTAGATGTTCCTGCGCCACCTGCGGCGCCATCAAGAGATGTGGTAGATCCACCAACGGCAGATGAACCACCGCCACCAGCACCTGCGGCGCCAGTAGAAGATGTACCACCATTATTTCCTTGCGATGGTGATGTTGAGGGAGTATTACCTGATCCAGCCGTTCCAGATGCTCCTGCTCCACCACCTGAGCCACCGTTAAGAGCAGTACGGCTTTGAGTTGAACCGCCACCACCGCCTGCTGAACTAATTGAACTAAACTCACTTGCACCACCGCTACTACCTGCATTATTACCTGCTGGTGCGCCTGCACCACCGCCACCAACTGTAACTGTAAAAGATGCGCCAGGGCTTAAAGATGTAGATGTTCTAAATCCACCTGCGCCACCGCCACCACCGCCATAACCACCATTATTAAAACCACCCATACCACCACCGCCACCACCTGCGACGACTAGGTAATCAAAAGATGTAGGTGCTAGCGCAACAAAATTAGATGAAGCAATAATCCCCAAAATACTCATTAACTAATATCTCCTAGAATTGTAAAAGTATTTGAACCAGTGCAGACAATTGAGGCGGCAGAGTACTGCGCTCTTAAAGTTGGAGCAGATGCAGTAGCACCAGTTGATGTGATAGTTACACCAGCACCTTGAGCAAATGGAACTGCACCAGTGCCAATGCGTTGAACATTAATTATTTGGCCAGTTGTAAAAACTGAAGGTGGAACTGTTACAGTTCTTGAAACGGTATCGCTTACAGTTACCAGTTTAAAAGCATCTCCAGCAACTAAGGTATAGGCAGCAGTTTGGGGATTAAGGGTTAGTGAAACTCCAGCCACATATTTCAGACCTGTTGCTTCGCCCGAATCCGCTACAAGTGTGTGCCCGTCTGTGCCCACGCCGAGGCGGGTATCGCTAGTTCCATAGACATAAATATCACCCTTAGTAGTTAATGGGGATGTTGCGCCTACTTGGATATAATCATAGAATATAGCGGCTGATGCGCTAGTGAAGTATAGGATACCTGCATCGTTCTGAGGCAGAATCAAACTTCCTGCGGTAGCAACTGTGGCAGTTCCAGCAGTTACAGTACAGGCGCCTGCTCCTAAATTTTGAATAAATACAGTATCACCCGCTGCAAACAAACCTGTGTTTACAGTTATGGTTGTTGCACCTGCTGCATTCATTGCAACAGTAGTTCCTGCATCGGCTGCAACTAAAACATAATTTGCAGTTTTAGCAGTAGCAGGGCCACCGCCCATAGCCGTTTCTTGCAGGCTAGTCATTTGGGCTGCGGTAAGAACCTGCCCAGTGGTGAAGGTTTGTTTTGCCATTTTGCTCCTTAATTAATAACTCAGAATACCAGAACCCAAGCGGCCCTGTAAGGTGGTGCTGTCCAGGATGAAGGCTTGGATTAGAGGTTCTGCTGTTAGTATTTTTGTGGTGAACATAGTGTTGGTTATATCGTGTTGAACGCCCTGCACAAATAATTCCTTGGTAATAGTTGATCCACCTGGAACAGTTTTTGTAACATTGACTAGATCAAAGATTTCAAGTTCCAAGCCTGCCAATATTGCTGCTGGCTCATTAGGATCAAGAAGGGTCATTGTCATTGAATCTATGCGATCAGTAGTGTTCTTTCTAGCCTCTAGCAAGGTCTGAGCCTGATCTAAAGCCTCAGCATCGGTTTGAACTAGAATTCCTTGGCGTTGGCCTGAATGTAAAAAGAAGGTATCTATCGAATTTTGATCAAATACATTCTGAGGTGTTCCGCCTAGGCGGGTTACTGTTACATCATTAACCAGCAAAGTATCATCATTGGCAAACTCAATTTGTTGATAGCCAATACCTGTTCCATCATCTGCAAAAACAATCGGAGTTTCATCGGCTTTTTTACTGATGGTATCTCTTGAGAGAAAGGTTGCATTACCTTCGGCATCAATAAAGAACCCACCGAACTCTGAGGTTTCTGCCAATTGCATTGCAGTTAGTAAATCTCGATCAGCAGTACCTGGATCAGCCTGAAGGGTGCTGTTACCAGCATCGATATCACGCTGAGATGTGGGCCATAGAGCAAAATCTAAAAATGATTCAATTCTTGCTCCGCTTAATTGAGGCGAGCCTGCTCCTGGAACTGTACTGATTCCAATGTTATTTAATAATCTAAACCCATCAACGCATTGAAGGGTGATTCTTGATGTGTCCTCAATGCCTAATCCATAGGTGCTGTTATAGGTTGTAATGTAGCCAGAGTAAAGATAGTAACGATCAACTCCAGTGCCATCATCATAATCTGCCCAAATACGAATCTTGCGCAGTGGTAGCAATTTGCCAAAGTAGGGAGATGAAACATTCTGAGGCGACCAATCGCCGTTATCATCGGCTAAAACTACCGATGCAATGCCAGCCTCAAATCTATTAAGGATTCGGTTTCTGCCTCGGCGAATGCTAATTTGCAAGGCAATATTTGAAACATCTACTACATCGCCTGGGGTATCTGCCAGAATACCAGTGCCAAGTGGTGTAGTTGGATCATCAAGTAGCAATGGGTTACCAAAGGCGGGGCCGTTGGCAAAGTCAATAGAAACACCAACAACAGGTGTACCTGGCATTACAAATCTAACTTCCTGGCATTAATTGATCTGCCTGAAGTTTGACCAGCGAGCAATCCATTTCTGATTGATTCTTGCAAATCAGATTGAACAACAGTATTGCCAGCATTATTTACAGTTACATTTATTGAGCCACGCTCACCTGCTCGATAAGATTGATAATCAGGTAATTGAGAACTTAATAATGGCTTAGGCTTATCACCACGCTCACCTGCTCGAAACTCTTGATAACCAGGCATTGTAGTCATTGGGCTTGGTATTACCTCTGGCCTAACAATATCTTTAGTTATTTTATCAATAACCTTTGGATCAATAGGTTGAATATCAATAGGAGGAACAATAATAGGCGCAGGAATATTGCCGCCTGGTGGTATCACAAATGAACCCTTACCTACCGCTGCAAGGTATTTATTTAATTCTGCAAGAGCAGTTTTCCAACCTTCGCCTGCGGCTAACCCTGCTGCATCCCAGCCTGAACCAAGATTTACATTGCCAGTAACTGAGGCGATGTATTGGAGAACTTGATAGTTGGTTAAATTCCACTTACTAGCAAGAAGGTTTACTTCCTCACTTGAAATCTTTTCATCAGCGATAACCATTAAAATATCGGCGTAGCGTTGCGCTGCAATATTCATACGCTCAGTTGCATTATAGTTAGCAAGGAGTTGGTCGTACATATTCTTTTGAGCAAGGTTTTGTTCTTTAAGAAGGTTTAATCTAACTGCCTCAAGTTGAATAGGATCGGTTTCAGATGTAGGTGTTACACCCATTGCCTTTAATTTATTTAAGGCTGTTTGAGTTGCGAGTTGTTTCTTTTGCTCAGCAGTTAGTTTTATAGTATTACCCAAAACCTTACCAGTAGCAACTGTGGTTGCAGTGTAATTTTTCGCTATTGTACTTGTAGTTTTCTTTGTTTGATCAAGTACTTTATTGTTTTTTGTTAATGCTTTAAATGCTACAAAGGCTGCTGTTGCGGCCACAATAGAGGCACCAGCGGTTGCCAAACCAGTGGCAATACCTGCTGCGGTTGCTGCTGCGGCTTGAGCGCCGAAGGCTACTGCTAAAATTCTTACTGCACCTGTTAAGGCGATTATACCTGCAAAAACTTTAGCGCTTGCAAATGCAGTTAGTAATACGGCACCGAAAACTTGAATAGTTTTAATGTTGCGTTGAATGTAATCAAATAAATTAAAAACTTGAATTATTAATGCAGGAAGTTTTGTTAGGATTGTATCTAAACTAGCAGCCAATTGATCTTTATTGGCATTAATCCAAGCCTCTAATTGAGGCAAAACTTTAGTTGAAATTACACTAGCAAATTGCTCAACAACAGGCAAAAGCGCATAACCTAGAGTTTCAAGGATTTCGCCGTAGGCAATTTGTAATCCTTTTAATCTAAACTCTAAAGTTTTGGCACGAACATCAGCCTGATCTTTGAAGGTACTATTTAAAACACTAAGAGCCTTATTAAAATCTTTTGATTTGATAGTACCCGCATCAAGTTGAATACCAACCTTAGTTAATGCCCCAAGATTACCATTTGATGCCTTAGCCAATGCCAAAGTAACAGTTTGTAAATCTTTACCAGTTCCAGCAGAAACATTAAGCGCAGTTCCAAGTAATGATTGCGCAGAGGCAACATCGCCAGTTGCTCTGGCTAGGGTAGCCAGCGCTGGGCGGAGTTCATCATCGGCAACAGAAACTTCTTTTTGTAAGGCAGTTATGTACTGCTCAGTGCTTGCAATAACTGCATCTGTTGCGCCAACAGTATTTCTTAAAGTTGAAGCAAGTAATGCCTGGCTCTTTTGATCGCTCATTGCAGCCTGAACTGCATCTACTCCAATTTTAGTAGCAAATGCGGCAGAGGCGGCAGCAGCAATACCAAATGCTTTAGCGCTTCTCTTGGCAAATTTATCAAAATCTTTACCAAGTTTAGTAATATCTTTTTGAGCCTGCTTTGAACCCTTGGCAGAGTACTGGGTAATAATGCGTGCAATTATTGCGCCAGTTGCCATTTTATCTCCTACTGTTTAAATTGTTTTGTAATGTTTTTTTAGCATCCTCTAGGGCTGCTGCAACTCGCCTTTGAATTGCCTCTTTATCTTTATCAACAACTGCCCAAATAAGGCGGGAGGCTTTACCAAATGAGTTACTTAAATATCTAATAAATTGATTTCTTGATGCGTTGCCACGCCTGCCTGCAACTTCAAATATTGCACCAGCGGCGCTCTTATTAACTAATGCGCCAGCGCTAGTCGTGTAATCACCTCTAGTTTTACCTTGCACCCTGCTTTTGGTGATACCTGTTTGAATCTCGCTAACATCCCAGGCTGGCCAGCCAGCGCCACCTCTAGTTCTAGGATTAGTGGCTGGAGTTTTTCGCCAGCCACGCATCGGAGTTCCATAAACAGGATTTGTGAATTGAACTACTAGATTATCTGCTGATCTCTCAGCCCTAGTTAATTCATCATTAATTACTTTATTGAATTTTCTAGCCGCTGCTTTATCAAATTCTTTTAAGGCATCCATTGTTTCTTTGATACCTGTTAAAACGATAACCTCATCAGCCATATTTATTTGCCTTTGCTCTTTCCTTTAGATAGGCGAACATTGCTTCTAAGACACCATCAGGGGCATCTATCAAATCAATAGGAGAGATGCCCAACTCCACCGAGGCCGTTGCAATTGCAAAGGTTAGGCTATCTCGGTGGATTCTGAATTTGGGTCAGAAACCATTTCTACTGATTCGAGTGTATCTAAGAACTCTGGGCCAAAAGGTTTTACAACTCGGCCATTATCTCTTAGAGATTGCCAGGCAAGGAAATAGATGTGTTCCATCTTTTGATCCTCTGCAAATAATTTTGCCAATCCTTTACCGAATTTTTGTTCAAAAGCAACGATGGTGCGAGGCCGTAATACATAAGTTGCATCTACACCATCATTGGTTTTGATCTTTAGTGATAATCCATCCATTTTATTTCCCCCTAGTTAGTTATGATTTGGTTATTGCACCTGAAATTGGCCAAGTAACGCTTGCAGTTGCTAGTTCACCAACGGCACCTGATAGTGGTTGCCATTCTGAAACTAGCGCATTGAATGCGTATTGTGGATTTGTTGCAGTTGTAGTTCCTGCTACTGGCTTAACTACCATTGCAGCAGATGTTCCGATTGTTGGATAAACAATAGATTCTAAAGCACCAGATGCAAAATCCTGGAAAAATTCTATTGTTACTTGATTATCGGCTAATCCTGCAACTCTGGTTCTAGCAGTATTTCCAAAAGATGTTGTATCAACAACATCTAGTGATGTGCTTAAAGTTATTGAACTTACATAACTTGAAATATCAGTACTTGCAAAAGTAACTGAAGCATTGGTTAGTACTATTCTTGGCATTAGATGACCGCCTTAGTGATTGATCCTGAAATTGGCCAAGTAACAGATGCAGTGGCTAATTCGCCAACTGCGCCTGATAATGGTTGCCATTCTGCAACTAATGCAGAAAATGTATAGGAAGGGTTAGTTGCACCTACTGTTGTATCAACTGGAGTAACAACAACAGTAGTTGTAGTTCCAATCAGCGGATAAATTGTTTGTTCAACATTTGATGTTGCAAAGTCCTGATGAAATTCAAGAGTTACAGAATTATCTAACAAACCAGCAACACGGCTTCTTGCTGCTGTTGATGAGAACCCTGTTGTGTCCACTACATCAGCACTGGTACTTAAAGTAACGCTTGCGATGTGATCAGATAAATTAACTGAATTTATCGTAACCTTCGCATTTGTTAATACTAATCTTGGCATTATTTATCGGCTCCTTCTTGGATTGCTGGTTTGGTTGTTCCCCCAGTTGCCTTAATGTGGTTGCCTTCTATCAATGCCTTGATGTTGGCTCCTGCACTAAGCAATTCTTTTTCGGTGATTGATTCACCTTTCTTTTTATTACAAACCTCTAGTTCTGAGGTAATTACATAAGACA